ATGGCATGGGGTGGATCTAGACGCGGTGCCGGGCGCCCACGTAATCCTATTAAACGTATTGGTAGAACCTTTCGACTCAGTGATGAAGAGTTTCTTTCGCTAAAGCCATTGATCATGGCTATTAAGGCAAATAATGATAAACGATATAGGCAACAATATAGTCGAGAAGTATAAATAATCAGGCATTGTCACAGCATATACAATTTAATACATTTTAAATCTATTTTACAATAATTCATTATTTCTAAATCTTTCAACTACAACACATCTTTACTCTCTAAACAATATGCTGTGTGCAATACAAATACTGTAGCGTTAAAAAGCCAGTGAACATAGGTGTTTACTGGCTTTTTAATTTTGGGAATTGTCTAAAATTGGATAAAACTGATACGGTTGCTCAACCGTTGCTCAACCTCGAGCATAGGTTAACGCCTGAAACTCATCTCGCAATAATTCATCTCGAGACGGTAATTTATTTACCGCGTCTACTAACACGGTAGCATCCCTGTGTACATACACCTGGTTAGTCACGTCGGAATGTCTATGCCCCAATATTGTCTTAACCGTAGACTCCGCCACACCGATATGAATCAGTAATGTAGCACAGGTATGTCTAGCATCGTGTGGCCGGTGATCATCGAATTTACGGTTCAAATATACGCTCAATGCGGGCCTTAGATTTTTAGGAATATCGCTTGGCATAAGGTATTCACCTCGCTCAAAGCTGCTTTTGCGGTACCATTCTTTTATAAAAGGCATGATACAGTCCGCTATCGGTATGATGCGGTTCTTGCCGGCTTCGGTTTTTATTCCACCAATCATATAGTGTTCCTTGATGTGAATATCTTTTAATTTGATTTTCTGAATTTCACCTGGCCGCATACCTGTATATACGCACGTTAATAATACTCGTGCGTTACGGTCGGTATCAGACAGTTCCCACAGCTTGTATATTTCTACTGGAGTAAATGGTTTATGCATATCGGATTTAGGCTTTGCAGGCAAGGTAACGAGAGAGGCGTAATTCTTATCTACTATGTCGTTTTTTATCGCTACGTCAAAAGTAGATTTCAGTACGGTCTTGATTTGTGATAACGCTGTGCGGCTCATGTCACTATATCTATCAATAATATCCTGTAGGTGGGTTAATCGTATATCCTTGATAGGAACCCTCATCAAATGTTCTACTTTCGGCTTGTTGTAAACATATCCACTTTTTGCAAGGTTAACTCCCAGTCTAGTCTTATCTTCAATCATCCATTCCCAGCATTGGCCAAAGGTAGTATCCTTGACTTCATATTGCGGGGCGTTAGCGTCATAAGCTGATAATGCATTATACGCTTCCTTTTGCGTCGCAAAGGTGCCTATGGATTTTCGTAAGGGTTTACCCTCAGAGTTATATCCAAAGGTCACTACGGCTCGATATGGCTTACGTAGAGCCTTATGTTTCATCTTATATACGGTGCCAGTACCGTTGGCACGTTTCATAGCCATAATTTCATACCTCCTAAAATACCCCTATCGTTTGATAGGGGTATTTTTTTTATTTAGATAGCTTATTTACATCTAAGTTATCATCAACAATATCTCCGAGTCCATATAAGGTTAGTGCAGTTTTTAGCTGTTCGACTTCTTCAGCAGATAGGGTGTAGTCCTTATAATATTGGGAGCCTCTGTATCTGATTATTGGATTGCTGCCTTGTGTTAAGATGCGCAGACCTTCATCTATTTCAGGGATTGTTAGTAGGGCATACTCATAAGTTCCAGAATCATCTAGTCTGATATTCTTACCCCCGCCACTTTGCCCGGCGATGACGCCACGCATCGTGTAATCAAACTTACCTGCAGAACTGGAGAAGGTTAATTTATCCCAGAATATCCAATTTGTAGACATATCTAATGGGGCAAAAGTGACAAATTTGATAAAAGGCCCTACTAAATGGCCAGAGGAGTCTACGAAAGCAACCCATGATATAGAATTACTGGGTTGTATCGATCTTTGATTAGAGCTGTAGAATTTATATTCCCTGTCTACTTGATCATACTCAAAGTTCGTGTTGTTTAGAATCGTATATATTTCCTTTTCGGCATTAGCTTTTTTCGTCAATTCGGCTTCTTTGTCTTTTGCCTCTTGAGCTTTGCGAGCGTCTTCTGATGCGGCATAAGATGCTCGATCAGGAGCCTTTTGATGGTAGTCAGTTATTACGTAACCTACCAATACAGCCATAATTACCCCTACAATAGCTGTTACTAACACTCTTTTATTCATACTATTTCTCCCTGTTTTAATCTACAGATAGTTATCTTTATTCTTGCTCAGTTTTCATTAAAATCTCTGAGTATTCCCTTTTTATATCTTCTGCCACCGTAATTGTCCCTGCAATAACGGTTAAAAAGTGCTGCAAGTCTTCACTAGGATTAATTTTGTTTCTTATTGATAAAAGTTGGTTAGCAGTCTCTATATATTTCTCTAAAAGTATAGATGCCGTGTTCGCTTCAGCTTGTAAAGTAAATTTATCAAGTTGCTCTTCCGGATTTAAGTCCGAGTCTGGTTTAGATATATTAACCTTCCTGTTAGCTAAAGAGTTCTGTGAAGTGAATGAAATCCGGTCAGCATCGAGCTCGTCGGCTTCTTGGGCTAATATACGTAGCATGGCCGATGTACTAGTCGCTCCTGTTAACTCGTTAGAGGAGCAGTTATGTTTGCTTAAGAAAGTCGATGCCCTACTAGCTGCGTTGCGTCGACTAATATTATCGTATCTTTTACGGAGTAATAAATGTACTTCCCTAGTGTCAATTTTATATCTAGGATCTATATCACCTTTCTCGACTCCAAAAATATCCGATAGTATTTGTAAGTTACCAGGGGTGATGTTATATTTTTCGTTAAAATACCCCGAAAGCGTAGAAGGGCTTATCTGCGATTGTTTAGCTAAATCAGCTTTTGTCCATCCTTTTCTACGCAATAAGGTATTAAGGTTAGCTGCTACCTGACTCCTTATTTCTTTATCAAATGCAGTAGATTCGGGTCTTGCCATGAATAACACCTCTTTTTATTAATAAAAATTTAATATTTTCCACCCCCCTGTATCGTTATTTTAACGTATTTATACGAGAAAAGCAATAATAATTTCGAGTTAATATAAAATAAATGTAAAAAATATTAGTAAATATTACACAAACTTAAATATAAATGCACTTGAAATTCGATTTAATTCGAGTTAAACTAAATACATAACAAGGAGTACTTAGTTTGAAAGGAGGTGGTATTAATGAGTCAATACCTAATAACTTTGGAGGCTGCCCGTGTAAATGCGGGTCTGACGCAGGTCGATGCGGCAAATAAACTAGGTGTGCATCCACAAACCTTGGCAAGATGGGAGCGAGATAGCTCAAAAGTCCCCTACGCGAAAATATGCAAGATAGAGGAGACCTATCATATCCCAAAAGGGCTAATTTTTTTTGGCAAACAGTTCGAGTTTACTCGAATTTTAGCAGATAAAAATGTATAAAAAGGAGGATAGTAAATGATAAAAAAGGTAATATCCGTTTCCCAGATGGCGACCGTGCTCGGCGTTAGCCTAACAGCTATTCGGGAGGGAATTGCAAGAGACCGGTTTCCATTTGCATACGCCTGGCAGTCGCCTGGCAAGAAATCCCGTAGCTTTGTCATTGACAAAGAGGGGTTTAGGACGTTCCTTATCCAGTCGCTAGGCTGGGACTTAAAAACCATCGATGCAGAATTTAAAGCTGCACATATTCAATAGGAGGTAAGCCAATGACCTACAAAGAGGATCTATTAGATGCCATATGGAGGGAAGAATATGCTTTCCAACACGATAAACGCTATCAACCTGCTACCGAAACAAGCTCTAATGAGTATGGTAACGAGATAGCACACAGAACGGCAACTCTTCTGGCCGACAATCTAGTTGCATCATTAAAAGATAAATCAGTAGATGAGTTGAAAGCTTATTTGCAAAGTTACGAAGATGGGAGACCTTAACTATGACTGAAATTCCAACAAATCAAGAAAATATGGAACGCCATATGAAAGCAATCGAATCAGAGCACATCTTAAATCACATCAGTGGGGACGTTATGAACACCATCTATAGCTTGCAAACCATGATGCGTGCTTACGGCGCTGCAGGGGTTCGCATTATCGTTACGGTAGATAACATCATAGCTGAACGAATTGAGGAGGATGAATAATGAGTTATATGTTATTTGGGGCATTTTTGGTCGTAGGTTCTATGGGCGCCTTAGAAGTTGACCATATCGGATGGGAACAGTTTTTACTACAATCGTTCATTGGCTTCGCCCTATCACTTTATGGCTTTTACAAAGATAAAGCCGAAATGGATGCCGAAGAGCAGGAAGATGTCGTGTACATTTCTAAAGTAAGAAAATGCGGCGATTATTGTAAAAACCCTTATCACAAATAAAAGGATATATAAAATGACAAAACATTATGTCAGTAGACAAAAGGTAAGGGACTTCGTAGATCGTGTCAGTTGTGACAAAGCCGATGCAATTGAAAATGAATATGAGGCTCTATTAACTAAAGAAATTAAATCACTAGATGCTTTTAAGCGTTTAGAAGATGCTCTATCTGAAGCACGGAAAGCAGCTATGGAAATTAGGCGAGCGGGATTTGGCAATAGCGTTTCGGCTAGTATCCCGACTTCGGATTTTTTAATCGATCGCATGATTAACCAAGGGCTGATGTTCTATCATAATCCGACAAGATCCTGGACGGCTATTTGTGAACTCTTAAAGCCGTTTGTGGAACGACTAACCGAAGTACGCAACGCCGAGCAAAATGCTTACATAATTATTGATAGGGCGCAAACAGGTCGAGCTGCTGCAGATGCATTAAAAGAAGCAGGCTTAGATTATTACGCATGGGAAAATAGGCAGCCGGAGATGGTGCTTGATTTAAGCGCTTTGAAAGGTGGTGATTAAATTGCGAGACTGTAACAAGTGTCCAAAGCGAGACTACTGCATTCCTGATGAATGCGAGGATTTGGGCATAAAAAATGAGCCTGATGATGCGGCAACATCAACAAGCTCAAATTAGAAAAATATTATTCTAGGTTGATTATATCTAAAGGAGGACGTATTTGCAACAATATGAAGAATTCATATCCGCTAAATCTAAAATGTCGGAATCTCACGGATTTGATATTGCTACAGGTATGCTAAACAAACACCTATTTGACTTCCAACGAGATATCGTTAAATGGGCCTTGGCAAAAGGTAAAGCTGCTATATTCGCAGATTGCGGATTAGGTAAAACTTTAATGCAGCTATCCTGGGCGTATGAGATTTATCTACATACAGGTGGATCAGTACTCATATTAGCACCACTAGCTGTGGCCGCTCAAACACAGTCCGAGGGTGAACGTTTCGATATTCCTGTGACCATATGTGAATCTGATGATGACATTGTGCCAGGCGTTAATATTACGAATTATGAGAAATTGGGACGATTTAATACCGACAATCTGATAGGTGTCGTGCTTGATGAATCGAGTATCCTAAAGTCATTTACTGGTAAAGTACGTACGGATTTAATAAATCGATTCAGCAATACTCCATATCGGTTGGCATGTACGGCAACGCCTGCACCGAATGACTATATGGAGCTTGGCAATCACGCAGAGTTCCTCGGCATCATGAGCCGTAATGAGATGTTATCTATGTATTTCACGCACGATGGTAGCGATACCGCTAAATGGCGATTAAAAGGTCATGCGGAGAATACCTTTTGGGAATGGATGGCGTCATGGGCAGTCGTGCTAGATAACCCGGCTTCCCTGGGTTATGAAGATGATGGCTATGAATTGCCTGAGTTACACGTACATGAAATTATTGTTGATAAAACAGGTGATGATGTCCCTACTTTATCCTTACTGGAACGCCGCAGGGCTCGCAAAGCATCTCTTGAATCAAGATGTAGAGCAGCAGCTGATTTAGTCAATGCATCTAATGAGCAATGGCTAGTGTGGTGCGACCTTAACGATGAATCAACTACGCTGAAAGAAATGATTGATCTCGCAGAGGACGTCAAAGGTAGTGATAAGGCGACTCGAAAGCAGGGCATGATGTTAGGTTTTGGTTCTGGATTCCTAAAATGTTTGGTAACAAAGCCAAGTATCGCTGGATTCGGAATGAACTGGCAAAACTGCCACAATATGATATTCGTAGGGCTGTCTGATAGTTATGAGCAGTATTATCAAGCGCTTCGTCGATGCTGGCGATTTGGCCAGAAACGTGAGGTGAACGCATATATCGTAATCTCCGAAAAGGAGGGCGCGGTTAAAGCAAACATCGAACGTAAGGAAGCGGATGCTATAAAAATGAGGGACGCTATGATTGCGCTAACCCGTGACGCTGTTCGTACTGAATTATCTAAAACTAGACGGGAATCAACGGAATACAATCCGTGTGTGCCGATGGTGTTACCTAACTGGGCAGAAATGAGGGCTGTTATATGACTAAAATTTACGTTAGCCATCCATTCGGAGGGTTGGCTAAAAATAAAAAGAATGCTGACTCTGTATTAAAGTGGCTGCAGGAAGATATGGGTATATTTCCAATAAAGGAACCTTTTGGTACTGATACGCATAATATATTCCTATCACCTATACATATGTTTGGGCATTTATATAACAAGGTTGATTATGATACCGGCATAGGCTGGTGTATTAACCTTCTAAGTGGTTGCGACGCAATCATAATGTGCAACGGATGGGAGAACTCAACCGGGTGCAATTTGGAGCTAGCTTATGCTAAGGATCATAACATAAGAGTCATCCATATCAATGAATTAAAAGCAGCCAAATTAACTAAATTAGCTGTTGACGCAGGCATGAATAAAGCTATAGCCGCCATTGCTGGAGTCGCAATGCTGCAAGCGCTAAATAAGAAAGCAAAGGAGGACCTACAACGTGAACGTGCTAAATCAGTTAATTGAGTCCCGATTTGCAATTTATAACGGCGACTCAGTGGAAGTGCTGAAAGGGCTGCCTGATGATAGCGTTCATTACTCTATATTTAGCCCTCCATTTAGTAGTTTGTATGTCTACTCTAATTCTGATAGAGATATGGGCAACTCATCTACTGATAGCGAGTTTTGGCAGCACTTCAAGTATTTAATTACTGAATTACATCGTGTAATAATGCCTGGGCGATTAGTATCGGTCCATTGTATGGATTTACCACTCACGAAATCCAGGGACGGTGTTATCGGAATGAAAGACTTTCCTGGTGACATTATTCGAGCCTTTCAGGATGCTGGATTCGTGATGCATTCTCGTGTCACGATTTGGAAAGATCCTCTCATTGAGGCTACTCGGACAAAGGCTCTAGGGCTTTTACATAAGCAAATTGTAAAGGATTCTGCCATGTGTAGAATGGGGGCGCCTGATTACATCGTGACATTGCGTAAACCTGGTGACAATCTGGAGCCCATCGCGCATCCAGAAGGGTTTACCCAGTTTTTTGGTCAAGAGGAACCTGAGGGAATCAAAGGAATTGAAAGACCTGCGCCCGATCCAGTTTTGTTTGATAAAAAGCAAAAATACAATACGGAGCCTATATATAGCCATCAAGTATGGCGCCGATATGCTAATCCTGTATGGGCCGATATCCGCCAAACGCATACGCTGAATTATAAAGCAGCTCGTGACAATAAGGACGAACGTCATATTTGCCCGCTGCAGCTAGATACTGTGGCTCGATGTATAGAACTGTGGAGTAATCCGAATGATATTGTACTTGATCCGTTTGCCGGTATCGGTACTGTACCAGTTATGGCACTTCGTATGGGTCGTAGGGCTTTAGGATTTGAGTTAAAAGAATCGTATTACAACCAATCAATTATTAATATTCAGGAGGAGTTAAATAATGATTAAAGTTGAAGTTCAAGGAGTTAATGTACTAGATGTATATAATCAGCTAAAGGCTGTGTTAAATCAATTCAGAAGTTTTGTAGATAACGACAGAGCAATGGATGATAAAACCCCTGGCATAATGGACACGGTAGTGTCTACCGTAGCGACACCGTCCGTGTGCGTATCTAATCTCACACCACAAGATACGAATCAAGGGGTGCCTACTACAACAGTAGCTGTGCAACCAAACTCCGTATCCATGACGGCACCTAATGCAGCTGTACAAGTTACTCCTACTCAAGTAGCCGTTACGGCACCAACTGTCAACGTAGCCACTGCAGCACCGACACAAACAGTTACCGCACCTGTGCAAACACCTGTTACTGCTCCGGTATCTCAAGAAGTTAAGAAGTATACATTGCCTGAAATTCAAGCGGCGCTTGCACCATTACTTGACGCGGGGAAAGCTGTAGAATTGCAACAATTAATGGCACAATTCGGTGTTCAATATTTAGGTGAAGTACCTGAGGATAGATACCCTGAATTAGTAAATGCAATTAGAGGATTGGGGGCAAGAATCTAATGGCACCTCGATCACATGCATTATTAAACGCATCGGGGTCGCACCGGTGGCTGCATTGTACAGCCGCCCCTCTCCTAGAGGAGAATTTTCCCGATAGTACATCTGTGTATGCAAAGGAAGGAACCCTGGCACACGAACTGTGTGAGTTAAAACTACAGAAGTATACCACGGCCATGGCGAAATCCACATACACTCGCAAGTTCAACAAAATCAAAAAGGATGAATTGTGGCAACCAGAAATGGACGATACTTCGGAAACATACCTTGAATATGTCAAAGGTGTTATGTTAAGTTGCGCAGCTACTCCAGTAGTAGCCATCGAAAAACGCGTTGACTTTAGCCGTTATGTACCCGATGGATTCGGCACGGCCGACTGTATCGTCCTATCCGGCGACACCTTGCACATCGTTGATTATAAACACGGAAAAGGGGTAGTCGTTGATGCGGAACACAATCCGCAAATGATGTTATATGCCCTCGGTGCGATTGATGCATATAGATTACTATATATGTTCAATACGGTCAAAATGACTATCGTGCAGCCCCGAGTTAATAACATCAGCGAATGGGAAATCCCTACGGCAGAACTACTGGAGTGGGGTAATACATTCGTCAAACCTCGGGCAGACGAGGCTATGTCTGGCAACGGTAAATTTGAACCTGGCGACTGGTGCAGATTCTGCAGGGCGAAACAACAGTGCAAAGCCCGATATGAGGCAAACGACTCATTGCACAGTGCGCTAGTTGCTAATCATGATCCTCGACTTATCTCGATGACAGAACTCGGTAAATATCTTCGTCGAGGGAAAGACGTCGCTGCTTGGCTCGAGGATATGAAAGACTACGCACTCACTGAATCTCTTAATGGGGTGACAGTCCCTGGCTGGAAAGCCGTAGAGGGTCGTGGTAGTCGGGCATTTCAAGACACCGATGCTGCGATTGACACTTTAATCAAAGCAGGCATCGATGAAAGCATTCTATATGAACGCAAGACATTAACATTGGCTCAGATGGAAAAGACCATCGGTAAAACCCAATTTAATGATATGGTAGGCGACATGATCGTTAAGAAAGCAGGCAAGCCTACCCTAGTTGAGGAATCCGATAAGCGCCCTCGGATTACCAATCAACCTACTGCGGCGCAAATATTTAATGTATCTAATGATAATAATGGAGGTAATTAATTATGTCATTCATTCCACAACCAACTGAAGTATTATTGCAAAATGTTCGTGTATCCTATTGCCATCTATTAGAACCTTGGGCTAATTCCACACAGCCTGGTGCTAAACCTAGATATTCAGCTACGATTCTTTTGCCTAAAACTGATGTAGCTCAACACCAAGCTCTCATGAATGCTATCGATGCTGCCATCCAAGCCGCGCGTACCAAATTCGGTGCACGTGTTCCAGCACAGCCTAAAGTACCAATTCATGACGGTGATGGTTACACACAATCTGGTAAGGAATTTGGCCCTGAATGTAAAGGTCATTGGGTGTTTACGGCAGCGCAAGACGCTAGCTATAAAGTTGAAGTAGTAGATCTTCAAGGTAATCCTCTCACAAATCCTACACAAGTATACTCCGGCATGTATGTCAATGTACTCGTTCGATTCTTCTTCTACTCCAATCAATCCACTGGTATCGGATGTGGTTTAGGTCCTGTTCAAAAAGTACGCGATGGTGAAGCATTAGGTAGTATGCCAGTAGCTGCATCCTCTGTATTTGGTGCACCTCAAGGTAGCGCAGCTAATGTATATACTGGTGCTCCAGTAGCAGCAGGTCAACCTGTGCAACAACAAGCACCTCAACAAGGTTATGTACAACCGGCATATGCTACGACACCTCAGCAATCCGTGCAGCAGGCTCCTGTAGGGATTAACCCTGTAACTGGTCAACCTTACTAATAGGTGCCTGATATGAGGCATCTAAGCATTGATATAGAAACATATTCATCGACTGATATCTCATTTGGAGTGTACAAATACACTGAATCGCCTGACTTCGCTATATTGCTCTTTGCTTATTCCTACGACTTTGGCCCTGTTGAAGTCGTAGATTTAGCACAGGGAGGAGTAATTCCTGACAGTGTGATTCGTGATTTACTGAACCCCTGTGTCATTAAACATGCCTATAACGCGCAATTTGAAATTACATGTCTAAATCGTGCAGGGTTACTCACATCGATTGATCAGTGGCAATGCACGATGATTCATGGTGCCTACCTGGGATATCCTATGGGCCTAGCCTTACTCGGCAAGGCCCTGGGATTACCTCAGGATAAGAAAAAGGACGCATCGGGGAAAGCACTTATCAAGTACTTTTGTACGCCATGTAAGCCTACTAAACGTAATGGGGGCCGTACCCGTAATCTACCTAAACACGATATGAATAAATGGAATGCTTTTGTCGAGTACAACCGCCAGGACGTTGTAACTGAGATGGAATGTTATCACAGATTAGCCTCGTTCCCTGTACCTGATGATACGTGGAAAGATTGGTATCTTGATATCCAAATCAATAGTAGAGGGGTACGCATCGACCATGAATTGGTTGAGGGCGCCCTATTCATTGATGAAGAAAATCGCGAAATGCTGATGAATGAAGCTTACCAAATCACGGGACTTAGCAACCCTAACAGCCGCAATCAATTACTTGATTGGCTAAACAATAATACTAATGTCAGTCTTGAAAAACTAACTAAGGACACTGTGGCCGATGCTCTGACGGATGCTGATGACGTTGCAGCAAAAGTGCTTATGATTCGGAAGAAACTCGCGAAGTCATCGGTATCTAAATACACCATGATGGATGGTGCTATGGGCGCAGATCTTCGTCTTAGGGGAACGTTACAATTCTATGGCGCTAACCGGACTGGACGCTGGGCTGGTCGTCTTATTCAGGTGCAGACCCTGCCGAGAAATTACATCGAAAACCTCGACACGGCTCGGCATCTCGTTAAGACCAAAAACCGTCAAGGGTTAGAACTTCTGTACGGCGATGTATCGGATACGCTATCTCAATTAATTCGTACCTCAATTATTGCTGAAAAGGACAATACATTATGTGTGGCCGACTTTTCAGCCATTGAGGCTCGTGTTATTGCATGGTTATCGGGAGAACATTGGCGGCAGCGAGTATTCGCTGAGGGCGGAGATATATACTGTGCTTCCGCATCATCGATGTTTGGTGTTCCCGTTGTTAAACATGGCGAGAATGGGCACCTTAGACAAAAAGGTAAAGTCGCTGAATTGGCACTCGGATATCAAGGCGGAGTGAATGCATTAAAAGCCATGGGAGCTCTTGATATGGGACTCCATGAGGAGGAATTACCTGAAATCGTAAATTTATGGCGCAACGCATCGCCTAGAATAAGAGATTTATGGTATGCCGTTGAGAACGCGGCCGTGTACACCGTTACTACCGGGAATCCTATAGGCCTTGACCATGGCATTATGTTCCGTTTGGAAATTGATCCAATATACGGATATCGATATATGACGATTGAACTACCTAGCGGACGTAAGCTGTTTTATCCTAGCCCAAGCATTAAACAGAATGCATTCGGTAAGGATGCTGTGCATTTTAAGACTAAAGTAAACGCTGCATGGGTGACTGAAAGCACATATGGAGGCAAATTAGTCGAAAACATTACACAAGCAGTTGCTCGCGATTGCTTAGCATTAACATTACGCCGATTGGAAGATGCAGGATACCAAATTATTATGCATATTCATGATGAAGCTGTACTTGAAATCAACAAGGATAACGCAGAATCAACATTAGATGATGTTAATGCCATATTCTCAATCGCCATACCTTGGGCAGATGGGCTACTATTATCATCCGCAGGATTTACTAACGACTATTATATGAAAGATTAGGAGGGGATACACTTGCAAAACGATAAACTGATTACCATCAGTATCGGTGCGAGTCGCACATCAAAGCAATGGACCCGTACGGAGATGTTATGGTCCGAGTTTTGTGAACGCCTCAAAATCCCCGTTCGTACAACAGAAACCGTGGACGAGTACCACAGATTGCCAAAATCTGAGAAAAGTAAGTTAAAGGACATAGGCGGCTTTGTGGGTGGTACGTTAAACGGTCTGCAACGTAAAGCTATTAACGTGTCTGGGCGTGATCTAATTACCCTTGATATGGATGCCATATCGCCTGGGGAAACCGAGAACGTCGCTCGCACGATTGACAGCCTAGGCATGGCTTATGTAATCTACTCAACCCGTTCTCATACGGTGCATCGTCCACGGTTACGTGTTATCGTCCCTACTGATAGAACGATGACACCTGATGAGTATGAGCCTATTGCTCGTAAGCTGGCAGAGCTCATCGGCATTGGTATGATGGATGGAACTACGTTCGAAGATTCTCGGCTCATGTATTGGCCATCATGCCCGAACGATGCGCAATATGTATATTATGTAGGCGATAAGGCATTCTTATCTACTGACGGTATGCTCGGCCAATACACTGATTGGCGAGATGTACGTTCTTGGCCACAAGTACCAGGTAAGGAAGCATCGCAGCATGAAAAGCAGCTACTTGCAAAGCAAGCTGATCCGAGAGAAAAGCCAGGTATCGTAGGTGCTTTTTGTAGAATATACGGCATCCGTGAGGCGATTGATAAATTCATACCTCATGCATATGTTGATGTTGAGGGCAGCGAGGACCGTTTAACGTTCGTTACTGGCTCAACGGTAGCAGGGGCAGTTATCTATGATGACGATACATTCCTGTTCAGTCACCATAATACTGACCCGTGCAGTGGTCAACTGGTTAATGCCTTTGACCTTATCCGGTTGCATAAGTTCCACAGCTTAGACGAGACTGCTAAGGATGGGACACCTGGGCACAAGCTGCCATCTTACATGGCTATGTCTAAACTAGCTATGCAAGATACGGTAGTCGTTAACGAACTCAACATGGCCCGTGCCCGAGAATCGGCATCAAATGTATTTGCTGATATTATCACGGATGTATCGGCTCACGCTGAGACATCCGACCTTGACCCTAATGCGTTAACGAACGTCGACTGGATGAAAAGTTCGACTTTAAAGTACGACGAAAATGGTCGACCTAAGAACACACTAGATAACATGCTTAAAATCATGCACCATGATCCGGCGCTTGTCGGTAGACTCGCCTATGATAGATTTGGTTCGAGATACGTGGCAAAAGGGGCCCTACCGTGGAACCCAACACCAGGACTTCGCATATGGACAGACGCAGATGATGCGGGCTTACGGTGGTACCTAGAAAATAAATATGATATCACCGGCAAAGATAAAATCATGGATGCCCTCATCATGTGTGCTGAGCAAAATGGATTTAATGAAGTGCTAGATTACCTTAATGGGTTATCCTGGGACGGCATCGCCCGATTAGATACCATATTCATCGACTACTTAGGGGCTGAGGATAATGTGTATACCCGTGCAGCCGCTAGAAAGTCATTTACGGCGGCAGTAGCGCGAGCGTTTGAGCCTGGATGCAAGTATGATACAATGCCAATTCTTATTGGTGGTCAGGGTATTGGTAAAAGTACCCTTATCCGCACGATGGGCAAGAAGTGGTATGCTGATGGCTTAAATACCTTTGAGGGCAAGGAAGCTGCAGAAGGTATTCAAGGTAAATGGATCATAGAAGCCGGTGAAATGGCGGGGTATTCGAGGGCTGAAGAAAATGCGTCTAAGCAATTCCTAAGTCGTCAGGTAGATGTATTTCGTCAAGCGTATGGCCGACGTACACAAGAATATCCACGGCAGTGCGTGTTTTTTGGCAGTACGAATCAATATGAATTTCTAAAAGATATTACAGGTAATCGCCGATTTTGGCCTATTGATCTTGAAATGACGACTCCACGAAAGAATATATTCGTTAATCTTCCGGGGGAAGTAGACCAGCTATGGGCGGAGGCCTTGTATCGGTATAAAAGCGGGGAAAGCCTCATTATCGAGGATGACCCGGCTGTACTAAAACTGGCTGATGCGGCAAGAGAGGCACATATGGAATCAAATACCAAAGCAGGATTGATTAATGAGTTTTTATTAATCAAAGTTCCGTTAAATTGGAATGTGATGAGTCGTAGTGCCCGGAGGACGTACCTTAGTATGAACGCTAAACCTGCCGAGGGTCAAGAGTTAGTATATCGTGACCGTATTTGTGCAGCAGAGGTATGGTGGGAGTGTTTCGGTAACGACCCAAGCCGAATGAAGAAGATCGAGACCAGGGAAATTAATCAAATACTGGCGGACTCCCCGTACACAATGGGCGGAAGTCAGTTAATGAGATTTGGTGAATATGGACATCAAAGAGGGTTCAGAATCAACGAGTCAAAACTGAAATTATAACGTTAACATTCTCAATTAAGCGTTAACATTCTCAGTATTTTTGTTAACATTAGAATGTTAACGAATTCGGAGAATGTTAACGTACTATGTTAACGCATAAAGTCAGTATTTATCTATATTCATATAGGTTGGTTAACATTGTTAACATTATATACTGGTAAATATCAAAACAAAGAGTTTTAAGAAAAAATATGCCCTTTACAGCCTTAATTTGAACCCTCATATACGCGTATGTAAACATGTTAACGTTTAAAAATTTCAGAGGTGAGAAATGTTAGAAAAGGATATCGAGAGAAAATTAGTCGCAGGCGTCAAACGTTCGGGAGGTAAAGCGTATAAGTTTGTATCCCCTGGCAATGTCGGTGTGCCTGATCGAATCGTCATATGGCCGAATGGTGTTATTCATTTCGTAGAATTGAAGACATCTAAAGGCGTACTTTCGCGGTTGCAGGGAGTCCAAACCCATGAACTACAAAAGTTAAATCAAAAAGTATTTGTGTTAAAAGGTGCAGATGCCGTGGCTGGATATCTGGATCAATTCACAGAAGAATTCGGGGTGAAAGCGTAATGCAGTTTATCCCGCATACGTATCAGCGATATTGTATCGACAAGACCGTTAATCAAAATAAGATAGGGCTATTTCTGGATATGGGTTTAGGGAAAACGATTATCACGTTATCAGCCATATACGAATTAAAGTACTCTAGATTTGCCATTCGTAAAGTGTTAATCATAGCGCCTAAGAAAGTAGCGGAGGCTACATGGCAACGAGAAGCACGAAAATGGGACGGTGTAGGTATATTAAGGATATCTACTGTATTAGGTAGCCTGAAAAAGCGTATTAAGGCTTTAAACACACCTGCCGACATATACATCATCAATCGCGAGAATGTAACGTGGTTAGTTGATTACTACAAGAATGCGTGGCCATTTGACATGGTAGTTGTGGATGAATCTAGTTCCTTTAAAAACCACACAGCTAAGCGTTTTAAATCATTAGCCTATATGCATAACCACATCAAGCGTATGGTGTTGTTAACAGGTACGCCAGCCCCTAATGGGTTAATCGACTTATGGGCACAAGTGTATTTATTAGACCGCGGCGAGTCGTTAGGTAAAACGTACACAGGATTTAGAGATTACTATTTCGAGCCCGATCAGAGGTCACGCGAAATGGTGTACTCCTATAAACCTAAATCCGATTCAAATGACAGTATCATGGCGGCAATATCTGGGTTATGTATATCCATGAAAGCCAGTGACTATTTGGAGCTACCTCCAGTCATCAACGATATTAAATATGTGCAGTTAGATTCAAAAGCTAAAAAGGCATACGAAGATATGGAACGCACATCTGTATTAGAGTTGATTGAAGCTGGCGAAGATATCACAGCTTTGAGTGCAGCAGCATTATCTACAAAGCTACAACAGTTAGCGAATGGCGCCGTATATGATGGTGATAGGAACGTTCACGAGATACATGGCTGTAAGATTGAGGCTTTTATGGAACTTGTAGAACAGTTAAACGGAAAGCCTGCATTAGTGTTTTATAACTTCAAGCATGACTGTGAACGGTTAAAAGCAGCATTAGCTAAGACTAAATTACGAGTCTGTGAGTTAAAGGGTGCCGATGATGAGATAGCGTGGAATGCTGGAGAGATTGATATTCTATTAGCGCATCCGGCTAGTACGGCATACGGGCTTAACTTACAGGATGGCGGGAACCACGTAATATGGTTCGGGTTAAATTGGAGTCTTGAGTTATATCAACAAGCTAATAAGCGGCTACATCGCCAAGGCCAAATGGAGAAGGTAATTATCCATCATCTAATATGTGAGGGAACTCGCGATGAGGATATGATGGATGCACTAGCCCAAAAAGACCGGGCACAGGAATACGTGCTGCAAAGTTTAAAAGCGAGAATCGATAAATACAGAAAGGATGATTAATATGGATCAGTTTATAATGGCGGGGGTATTTGGGGCTATTGTAATAATAGTGTGTTACACAACTATTCAAGTTATGGAAATCGTTGATAAACGAAAATACAAGACTGTATACGGGTTAACCCCAGGTAGATTGTATGAGCGACCAAATAATCCCCCGCCGCCACCTACTAGGCTATCAGCTAGTGAAGAGCTAAGTCGTTACATAGCGAATGAAGAATTGAGACGTTTCGGAGAAGCAACGAATCGATTTGGTATAAATATGGGAAGAAATATACTAGATAGACCTCATAGACCTTCCAGACCTCCTGAACCTCCTAGACACATAGATAAGCAATGTGATGATATCAACCATCCTAGTCATTATACACAAGGCGATATCGAGGTTATCGATTACATCGAAGACAAGAAACTAGGATATCGATTAGGTAATGTTGTGAAGTATGTATCCAGAGATGGGCATAAGGATGATGCTATTAAGGATTTGAAAAAAGCCCGATGGTATCTAAATCGGGAAATTGCAAAGAGGGAAGAGCATGACAAAAGTTGAGCGACTACTAATTAACAAAGGGCACTATCTAGATGACACGTATCATCTTGTCATGGATATAGTTAAGGTTGTAGATAATCTCAAAGATAATGTTGCCGAGAGATTAGATGATGACCTGAGTGATGATGCGTACGCCATGTGCGAAGAGATGTTTACTGCTGTCGAACAATGCAAAGCGGATATGGTAGAAGCCATCGAGGATATTGTCGAACGTATGGAGGTAAAGGATGCAAAAGCGTAGAAGCAGGGCAGATGTGATTGTAGGTGCCATACAGTCAGATTTAAGTCTTGCCATTATACGAGCCCGTAATAGACAACTGAGATCACCTATGCTAGATGATAGGATTCGTGAAAGCGGATACATTGACGGATTACTACGAGCACAGATGATTATCAGTAAATATGGGGAATATCGTATATGATGGCTAAAGAAGAACTACAAGCTGTCCGCCATACTGAGCAGCGAATGCGTGCGTTAGAGATTCAGCTAAGTGCGATTAACCGAGATTTACATTCAGAAGCTATACAGATATGTGAATCGGGAGATGCTATGCCACGAATCAGTAAGCACTTACAAGAATGTAGGGAGGAGCTGAATAGAGAATGGGATGAATTGATTGATTCTCGAAACAAGGTCAAGCAAGTCATCAACCAAATAACTGACGGACAATACAGGGATGTACTGAATCTCAGATACATTAATGCATTGCCATGGGAACAGATAGCTGTCGAACTAGGGTATTCGTGGCGACAAGTTCACAGACTTCACAAGAAAGCAATAGCCGAATTTGAAAAGATGGCATAGAATGGCACACTCTTAATTTAATATAATGTAAGTGTAGTAGATAGCAGGCAGTGTCTGGCCCGCACAATATGTCTGCCTGCTGCACTGCCCCGGGGTAGACCTTACTTAGTTGAGGTCTACCCTTTTTTATTGAGTATCAATGATAATTCCTAATTGAGAAAATAAAAATTTGGAAAAGGTACTCCGCAGGCGAAAAATGGCCGCTGGTCGCCCCCGCGCGATGGTCCTCTCCCTGTGAGAAAAATTTTCCTGTTGAATGTAGAAAGACGATTTAAGAAAGGAGTACACCTATGGCGGACACAAAACCGAGAGTGAAATTTGATGCTGCAGGCAATCTGCTCGTATCCAGCACTCAACTATGTGACCTCTTGCGGGTCACTCCGGAAATTATTTCTCGACATCATAAAGCAGGGATGCCTAAAGCCTCTGTAGGTTGGTGGAATCTCCGGGAAGTCCTCGTGTATTTAGGACAGGCTAAAGGCGATAACGCTAAAAGCAAATCCGCATCAACTCGTAAGTTAGAAGCCGAAGCAGATTATAAAGAAGCAAAGGCCGCACGTGAAAAGAAAATGCTAGATGTGCTAAATGGCGAATATGTCCCTCGTGCCGATGTGGCACAGGCATGGGCTAACCGAATATTGGAATTAAAGACATCGTTTACCAAATTAGGTAAGCGTATCGGAAGTGAATTCACGGATCCTGAGGAACGTGTTCGTGTAGAAAAGGTGGTGAATGGCCTTGTCGAAGAATACCTCGAAAGCTACGCACGCGAAGGCGAATACACGCCGAAAGTCAAAGCCGCGGGAAAAGCAAAGACCAAAGGTTGACTGGTTCCCCGAGGAACTGGAAGCATTCAAGCCACCTGAAAGATACACCGTTTCGGAATGGGCAGATAAGTACAGAGTGCTGACTAATGTATCTGCTGAACCTGGACGATGGCGTACAGCGCGTACACCTTATCTCAAGGAGCCTATGGACAAATTCACGGATCCTCTTATTGAAAGCATTTCATTATGTTTTGGTGCACAGCTAGGTAAGACAGAAACAGAACTTAACATGATAGGGTATGCACTAGATCAAACATCATCTCCTACCATGATGGTATACCCAACAGATGCCATCGCTAAGTTCGCTAGTGATAAGCGTGTGCAGCCTATGATTAAATCTGTCAAATCGATTAGCGACAAGTTCGATGAGGGTAGTAAATTGCTAGAGTTAGATTTTAACAACGGTAATTATATGGTACTTGTTGGGGCAAACTCACCAAGTGGTCTTTCAAGTCGGTCAATTAAGTACTTATTCTTCGATGAAATTGATAAGTATCCAGCTTTCTCCGGTAAGGAAGCGAATCCGATTAAGCTGGCCGAGGAACGTACCAAGACATTCGTCGATAAGAAGATTGTAAGGGTGTCAACTCCTACGATTGAGAATGGCAATATTTGGCAGTCCTATATGGGTGCAAATGAGCGTAAGCAGTATTACGTGCCATGTCCGCATTGCGGGGTGTCGCAGACCCTCAAACTCAAGCAGATAAAATGGCCGGAGGAACACCATGGCAATGCGGATATGATACGTGATACCGCATATTATGAGTGCGAACATTGTAAGCACCGTATTGATGATAAGCACAAGATGGATATGCTCCGGCAAGGTGAATGGCGGACGGTGAATGAATCACAGTTCCGAGTTGTCCGGTCGGTAGCCTATCATCTGTCATCTCTTTATTCTCCATGGGTCACATTCGGGGATGTAGCGTATGAGTTTGTCAAATCGAAGAATACGCCAAGCGAGTTGATGAACTTTATCAACTCGTGGCTAGCGGAGCCTTGGAAATCTGCGAAAACTAAAAGTACACAGAACCTCGTGTTTACGCAATCAGAAGTTCCTCGTGGTGTTGTGCCTCAGCACGCACCATTACTCATTGCATCTGTCGACGTGCAGCAAGATCATTTCTGGTGGGAAGTTAGAGCCTACGCTCACGGCGTATCAAGCTACTTAGTTGATTATGGTCAAGCAAGTAGTTGGGCAGATTTAACCGAGGTACTCATCGATAGAGAATATCCATCAGAGTATGGTGAGGCCCGTAAGATTGTGAGGGCCGGTATCGATAGTGGCTACCGAACAGATGAAGTATATCAGTACTGTGCGCAGTATCCAGAAGTATGCGTGCCAGTTAAAGGTGATTCTTCGCACAGTCCTCTAGCGCCGCCTTATAAGATGAGCAGCATCGAGAAGGGCGTCATCGGAGGCATGAAGCTGTACGTAGTAAATACCGATTACTGGAAGGACTTTATATTTGCACGTATGGTACGTCCGGCTAATGAGCCTGGCACAATCCATTTATTTAAGGATTGTCCAGAGGAATATTCGGAGCACCTCCGGTCGGAGGAAAAGCAAGAAATCCGAAATGTAAAGACCGGAGCAGTTACAGTGCAATGGAAACCATTAACCAGTCATCCAACAAATCACTTGTTGGATACGTGTGTATACAACGCCATGGTGGCGGACTCGGTAGGTGTTAAATACTTACCCGAATATAATCTGGATACCGATGAGGGGGACGAAGATACGGATGATGAAGACTTTAATGCAGATAGCCGAGGTTGGTTTAGTTAATAAGGAGGTGAGACCATGAGCGCAAGAGAAGACTTGGAGCGTATTCGAACGATAATCGAGGAAATTGAGACGAATGGATACGCCGAGATGTCTGTAGGTGGTAAGCGATTTAAGACGCATGACCTGCCGACATTATACGCCCGTGAACGTGAGTTAATGTCTCGCGTTGATGATGAGGAAGGTAATAGCACGACATCCTACGTGTCATGGGAGCGACGATGAACATACTTGATAAGGTAATAGCTTATTTCAATCCAGAACGAGCTGCCCGTAGAGCATATTTCCGTAGTTCGCTTGAACGTGGATATGATGCGGCGTCAACAGATCGATTGAGTGGCGACTGGATGCCAGTATTTGGTACAGCTGAACAAGTAGCATCAGGCCAACGTGATTTGATTCGAGGTCGTGCACGTGCAGCAGAACTTAATAGTGACCTTGCTGAAAGTGTTGTATTGGCATTATTACGGAATGTAGTAGGTACCGGAATAAAGCCACAGTGCAAAATTAAGACCCGCGCAGGAAAGCTGAATGAAAGACTCAATAAGAAAATTGAGGAAGCTTGGGCGGACTGGGTGGATAAGGAAAACGCGGATATCCGAGGAATATCTACGTTCTACGAGTTGCAAGAAATGGCTCTGCGCCGAATGGTCTATGACGGGGAAATCCTAGTTAATATGACCTCCGAAGGCGCAGATATACCACTATCATTACAGCTTATCGAGGGCGAGAATATCGGAGCCGTATCGGTAAGCGAGAATGGCAACAGTATTGTTAATGGCGTGGAAGTTAATAAATACGGAAGACCAATAGCATATCACGTATTCCAAACAGATCCATTAGGAATACGGTCGTTTAACGAGGCAAGGCTGCCAAGTAATAGGGCTTTTCTATTACATAAGCCTCGCAGACCTAGTGAACTGCGCGGGGTTAGTATGTTAGCCCTCGTATTAAAGCGTATTCATGACGTAGATGAATACATGGATGCCGACCTTATAGCGGCTCGTGTAGCCGCATGTTTCGGCGCGTTCGTAACAAGTAATACTGGGGGTAACCCGATGGTTGCAAATAAGATTGATAGTAAAGGCAAGAAAGTTCGTTCAATGGCGCCAGGGATTATCCAACATCTACGTGCAGGTGAATCAATTTCATTTGCGGAACCTAAGCGAAATGCAGGAACCGCATCAGAATACTCAGCGACACAAACAAGACGCATAGCGTCAGGTATGGGTCTAAGCGCGGACATAGTGACGCGCAATATTAGTGGTAACTTCTCCGCAGCTCGGCAGAATATGCTGGAGGACCAGCAATCATTCAAGCAGATGCAGCGTTTTATAATTGAGCATTTTTGTATGCCGGTATGGCGCGCTTTCATTGAAGCATGCTACCTAAAGGGAATTATCCCGGCTAATGACTATGCAGCAAACCCAAAACTTTATAAAAAGGTAGCGTGGTTAGCTCCAGGCTGGTCTTGGATTGACCCTGTTAAGGAAGTTAACGCTAACAAGGAAGCCATTAAGGCAGGACTCACAACGCTCGAAGACGTATGTAGTGCATCTGGTAAGGACTGGGAAGAAGTGCTGGAACAGCGGAAGCTGGAACAAGACCGCATTAAGGAATTGGGTGTTGCCCTTGATATGAATGGGGACATAACGAATCTAGCGGATGATAGCACCACTGATATGAAAGGAGATGATAGCTAGTGGGGAAATTTGCAAAGAAGCAGCTCTTAGGTAAATATGCCCGAGAGGCGCAAATTACAAATATCGAAGCGAACGATGATCGTACCGTCGAATTGTCCTTTTCCTCTGAAGAGCCATATGAAAGATGGTTCGGAACAGAGATATTGTGTCATGACGACGGATGCATTAACCTAGACCGCTTTAATAATGGATTAGGCACAGTGTTATTTAATCATGACCGCGACGCGGTTGTCGGCCACATCGAAAAGGTGTGGATTGAAGACAATCGAGGTAAAGCGATTGTTCGATTCGATGAAGACGATGAGTCTGAAAAGATTTATCAAAAAGTGCTAAAAGGCACACTACAGGGCGTGAGTGTCGGATATGACATAGGCCGATATGAGGAATTAATCGATTCCGATTCTAAAAGTTCCAATGGCCGGTTTACAGGCCCAGCATACGTAATTACATATTGGGAACCATTGGAGATTAGTGTTGTGTCCGTCCCTGCAGATCCGACTGTAGGGGTAGGCAGAAGTGTAGAAGATAATGAGGAGGAACCTATGAAAGGTGATGCAAAAGCAAAAGGCACTGAGCAAAACGTGCCACAAGTAGTACCGGAAGTACCAGAGTCCGGAGTTAAAGGTTTTAATGCAGATGACGCTAAGAAGTTGATTGCGGCAGAACGTGAACGCGTATCTACAATCACAAGTCTATGCCGTGATTTCGAAGTTGATGGTGTAGATGATTTCATCAAATCTGGCAAATCTGTTGCCGAAGTTCGTGAGGTAGTAATGGATGCGTTGCGTGAACGCAATAAACCAGTAATTACTAAAGTCGGCGAAGCAGATTCTGATAAGTTCCGCATGGCTATGCAGGACGCTTTGATGATGTCTATGGGTATCCCAGTCGCAAATCCTGCACCAGGTGCAGATGAACTTCGTTCTATGTCCTTGATGGAATTAGCACGTGAGTCTATAGCTCGTGAAGGTCTAACTGTTAATTACTCCGATCGATTGGAATTAGCTCGTGAAGCTATCAACTCTACATCCTCTTTCCCAATCGCGTTGTCTAATGTAGCAAATAAGGCCTTGATGCAAGGTTATGAAACTGCACCATCCACATTTGCAACATGGGCTGGAAAAGGCAGTAACCGTGACTTCAAACCAGCAAAACGTATTTTGCTTTCCGAAGCAGCCGAATTGAAACTTGTCCCTGAGGGCGGACAATTCAAGGATTCCCAAATGAGCGAAGCCGGTACGAATGTTAGTGTATTGACATTCGGACGTACGTTCAGCTTAACTCGACAAGCTCTTATTAATGACGATTTGGGTGTATTTAACGATATTTCTTCTAAATTCGGTCGTGCAGCAAAAAATAAAATCAATAACATGGTATATGACCTTTTAAGCGGCAATACTGTGTTAGAAGATGGAAAGGCTTTGTTTAGTGCAGACCGTAAGAACTTAGCAACTACAGGCTCTGAGTTAAGTGTTGTATCTTTAGCTGCAGGCGTAGCGGCTATGCGTCGCCAAAAACATATTGGTGAAAATCGTAATTTGAATATCTCACCTACGTATTTGATTGTTCCACCTGAGCTCGAAGCATTAGCGTATCAAGTAGTTAAATCTGTGGTAGACCCTGCTCGTAGCAATGATACAGTTAACCCATTCAGTGGTCGATTCACTATCGTCGTAGATGCAGCATTAACGGATCCGCATGCTTGGTATTTGGCATCCCGTCCTACAGATGTACAAACTATCGAAGTAACGTACTTAAATGGCATTGAAACACCTCGTTTAGAAACGCAAACAGGCTTCAAGGTTGACGGCATCGAGTACAAAGTAGCAATCGATTGCAACGCAACAGCTCTCGACTTCCGCGGTTTGTATAAAAATCCTGGTAAATAATTAGTAACTGATTAGGAGGTAAATAGATATGGCTAAATTCATTCAAGAACTAGACCGCGTCGATTTTAAAAATACAACAACCGAAATGATTGAAGTAGGGGACATCGTTCCTATCGGTAAAATGCACGGTGTGGCAATTACAAACATTGGTCCTAATTCAATCGGTGCAGTTAAGGTAACTGGCTGTTTTGAAGTAGCGGCATTAACATCCGATTCTTTTGCAGTAGGTGATACTGTGTATTTCGACAAAGATCAAAAGCGAGCATCTAAGACGGACACTAACCCAGTATTAGGCGTGGCTCTTACAGAAAAACGCCCAGGTACTACAGTATTGGAAGTCGCTCTTGTGCCAAATGTAGAAAAGTAATGTAAAGGCGGGCATATGCCCGCCTACTCCATAGGAGGTAATGCACTATGAAATTAGGATATAGGCCTAATGCACTGCTTTCTGTATTTGGTGAGCGAATTACCTACAAAGGCCAAGTTATCAAAGCTAGCGTGGAGATTGGCGAATATGATGGCAAAGGTTCCGGATTTGTCGATAAAGCACTAGCTGATAAGGCTCAGATTTGGGTGCGTGCTAAGGATGTTCCTGAACCACGATCAAAAGACGAAGTGTATATCAATGGCGAAAAATGGTACGTCGACCACATTTCTAACTTTGATGGTACAATGTATTGCCTTGAAATCGTGCATAACGTGAGGGCGGTGAGACCGTAATGAGTAATGAACCGATTACGATTACAGACACAGCCACTCCGTATCTGAATTTCATTGCAGAGACTAAACCAGACTGGATGCGTAAAGCGTTAAAATCCACAGGTTGGATGATGCAAAAGGAAATTAAGCAGGGCATTCGATCGGGTGCACCTGGTGGACGTAAATATCCCAACTTCATGGCACCGGCTCGACGGGCCGCATTTGAGTCAGCATTCGGTGCTAAACTTCGTAAAGCTTACCAAAGCGGAGGACGTGCAGAACGAGAAGCCTGGGGCTCGAGATCGCGAAATGCTTTACTTGATATGGGCATTAGCGCCAGGACAATCGGGTACAGTCCTCTAGGTAAGCTATCAAATGCAGTTGGATATCAATATGACAAGGGCAAACAATCCGTCCGAGTTGGGTGGTTATCCAATTCGGCAAAACGATTGGGTGAACGAATCGAAGAAGGGTACACTAAGCAAATTACAGAGCCTATGCGTAAGAAGTTATTTGCTGCCGGTGTACCGTTACCAAAAGGAAAATCGATGTTCAAAATTCAGCCACGTCATACTTATGGTCCTATGAAAGCTGCGCTACAGCCTAAGCTTAAACCGTATATTGAGGGTAAGATAGGCGACTACGCCATTTATGGTCCAGCTGCACAATCAGCATCTCGACGTAACTACAAGGTAAGGTGATTTGATGCAACAAACAATTCCATTGTCGCGCATCGTTGAACGCTGGGCCGAGGCCCTAGCGAACGATGAAGCGTTGACTAAATTTTGCAATGACAAATACGGAAAGCCGGCGCAACTGTATGTCGGCTATGACGATGTCGAAGCACCGCTTGAAGAAGATTGCCCTTGCATCATATTACTGCCGAGTAATAAGAACGAAGGGCTTGCTGATACCTACACATACTCGTTAATGATCGTTTGGGGCATTGTCCGCGAAGGTGCAACTCGTGTTAAAAATATTATTCGGTACGATGGAGCGCTTGAATCGGATAACCTAGGGCAGTTAATTATCGAATGTATTTGTAAGGTGAATCCGGCGTTTCCGGTAATCGGCATTGACTATGAATTAGACTCAATGAATTGGCGCCCAGTATTCACCGGACGTTTAACAGCTACTATAGAAATTCCGCATGTAATCGGCGGGAATATTGAATATTAAAGGAGGAAATGCATATGGCAACAGCAAAACGTGCACAGGGTTCTCAGTCCCATGTGGCGATTGCGTTTGAGGCGGACTTTGGTACAACGCCATCCACTGGCGGTGTAATCACGCCAATCATATCTAGCTCCGTAAAAGCTAGTCAAAATCTAAACGACTCCACCGTAATCCGTGGCGATCGTAATCCTGCAGCGCCATTCCGTGGCAACATTGACACGTCCGGTAGTTTAACCGTACCTGTTGGTGTTATTGACATCGGATACTGGCTAAAAGCTGCATTTGGTCAACCGACTTCTAATACAACTGGCCAAGCGCCAAATAAGAAGTCTGAGCACACTTTTAAAATCGGCAACACAATGCCTTCTCTAACTATTGAACAGGGGTACCCTGATGTTAACGTCTTTCAGCAATTCTCCGGCGTGAGAATTAGTAAATTAGGATTTAAGTTCGGCGGCGATGCCGAATTAACTGCATCCGTTGATGTGATGGGCTGTAAGGAAACATTAGCGGCCACTACATTTGATGCTGCAGCAAAAGCAGTTAATTTCTTACCGTTCCAAAACCTAAACGCAACAATTAAAGAAGGCGGCGTTACGGTGGCCAACATTTTAAGTTGCGATATCAACTTTGATTTTGGCTTGGATGGTGATTCTTACGCTATTGGCGGTAAAGGCTTTAGAACGTACATCGACCCAGGTATTGTGTCAATTTCTGGGACGATTAAAGCGTTCTTCCAAAATAAGGATCTTTTAAACAAAGCGGTTAACGGTACGGAATCCAGCTTGGAATTGCGACTTGAACAAGATGACTGGTCGCTTACATTCAAATTGCCTGAACTTGTGTACGAACGACAATCTCCAGGCATCGATGGTCCTCGTGGCGTCAATATTGAATTGCCGTTTAAAGCATACTATCGTGCAGATGCCGGTCGCTCTGCATCCATCATTACATTAGTTAATAATCAAGAACAATACTAGGAGGTGCCAACATGGCATTTGAAGATATTAAATTAAGAGGTTTAACATTTGCTGAACGTGGCGAATTAATTAAATCTGGTTTAGACCCATTGTATACTCCAGTTCCGGAGGAAGCACCGGACACAGAACGCCTATTGCGTTCCCGTGACCTTGCACAATGGATTATGCAGCACATCTACGGTTTAACTGAAGATGAAATCAATGCAGCACCAGATAATGATCTTATGGAAATTGCACTCGATACCATGCGCTTTACGCACGAAAAAAAGGCTGAAATCGAAAAAAACTAATTGATGCGTGGAGTTGGCTCAACTCCGACAAACCAAAATACTGCTCTGATTGTATCAAGATGCAACATGAGACTAAACAGCATTTTGACTGCTCGGAGTGTGAGTTTAATTCCCCGCAGCAACTAGATGGAACGAGACAAGCCATGCGAGTATACAACGCTAGCCGGATGCAGCGACGATGGCATTCAGGCGGTATTGCAGGATTCGATATGCCAGCGGTATTAGAAGTGGCGAAGGCTTACGGCATTGAGCCACTACCGCACCTTATCGACTTACTCGTATTATTAGAAGCCAAAGAATTGGAGGTGGCGCACAAGAATGGCCAATAATTTAATTGATATTGTCGTTCAGCTGACAGATAAGAATACGGAAGCCGGACTCAAGAAAATTACAGCTAGTGCTGAAGGCGCCAAATCCGCCCTTGGCAAAATGAAGAATGACCTCATGGCGATAGGTGCCGGTGTTGGTGTTGTAGGCATCGGTGCCAAATTAGCCAAAGAGGCTATTCAATGGGATGTAGCCGTTAAGAAATTATCCGGTATCACTGGTGCTACGGCAAAAGAAACCAGTGAGCTATTAGCAGTGGCCAATTATATGGGCATAGCTATGGAAGATAGCGCTGGTGCATTTGCTAAGTTTTCAAAGAATGTTGGGGCGGCCAAAGAAAAAATGGAAGTCGCTCGGGCAGAGGGAAAACTCGGTACTGATATATTCAGCAAATTAGGCTACACGCTTGAAGATATCCAAGGCAAGAATACCGTTGAAGTGTTCAAGATGATACAGGAACGCCTAAGGGGTATGAAGGACGGGGCTGAGAAGACTCGTGTCGAAATGGAACTCTTTGGACGTACTGGGTATCAAATGCACGCCATGCTTAACATGTCCGCTGAACAGATGGACAAAGTAGCTGAACGTGCCAAGGCAATGGGGCTTATCATCGATGATGATGCCGCAGCTAAATCTGCAAAGCTAAATCGGGAATTAAAAGATTTAGAGAATACAGGGAAAAGGCTTGCAGTATCTATCGGCCATGAGTTAGTTCCTGTTTTTAATGATTACGCAAAAGGCGTGTTAGACGTTGCTAAAGAATTCGAGTCGATGACCGCTGAGCAGAAGGAAGCTATCGGCGGAATTGTCAAATTCGGTGCAGAAGCCGGCGCCGTGATCATAGTCATGCGATCATTAACTAGCGCACTCGGATTTATAAGATTAGCTACAATTGCTGCTGCAGGACCATGGGTAACATTGGCTACGGTAGCAGGGCTCGCAGCTAAGAACATATATGATGCAGTGTATGCATCTAAAACAGCTGGTTCTTATCTAAATGTTGAAGTTGACGGTAAGCGTATTCACAAAAATACGAATTCGACAGCAGGAATGTCTGATAAGTTCCGTGAATCACATGACTCGCGTTATTGGATAGAAGACTCAGCTTTATTCGGATTCATTAAAAATGACCGCATGGCTACTAAAGAAGAGGGTGCTAGAATCGACGCGGCTCTTAAAGAAAAGGAGGCTGCAGACGAGGCTAGGAAGAAAGCTGATGAAGAGCTTGCAAAAGCAAAAGAGGACCTTGCTAATGGCGGATTAACGAATACCGAGGCTATTAATAAGGCGAATGAAGAGGCAGCTAAAGCGGCCAAAGCCCAAGAGCAGGCTGCTAAGAAAGCCCAACAAGCGGCTGAAAAGTTGACGAGTGCAGTGGAACGCATGGCCGATTTGTATCGGTCACTTACTTTACAAAGCCTACAAATTGACGGCAGTCAATACGAAATCGATAAGTTAACTGCTAAGAACCAGTATGAGTCAAACGAAAAAAATATTCGTGATATTATCCGCTCTGTTTCGGGTTTGAATAGCGGTGCTACAGGACAAGCTGTGAGCGTACTGGATGCAGCTAATGAGCAACTCGGTAAGGCATACGAGTTAGGAGCAGATGGTACTTGGGCAACAGATTGCGGTAAGCTATTCTCTGACTCTGTACTACAAGCATTCGGCAAGGATGTACCACGATATGTTCCATCTATCATGGACGCAGCAAGAGCCGCTGGTGCTTGGCATGATGAGGGCGATGGATATGTTCCTAAAGCCGGAGACGGTGTGGTTGTACTTGGCGACAATCATATTGTCATTAGTGACGGAAACGGCGGATATACTGGTGCTAATTCAAGCACTGGTGTAGTTAGCAAACCGAGCGTATCAAGTGATTTTGGCGCTATTACAGGGTATGTTGATACCAGCTTATTAGCAGGGGGTGCTTCGAGTTCTATGGCTGATTCAGCAGGTAGTGCGGCAAATGCCAAAAAGCTTGCTGAGTCAAATCTAACCGCTCAAGTTAGAGCCAAGAATGAAGAGTTGTATCAAAAGCGATTAGCTGAAGCACAACGAAATCAGACTATCCGTGTTCGCAAGATGAACGAGGACATCAAGAAACTCGATCTTGAACGTACAGGCGACCGCTTGCAATTACTCAAAGCTGAAGCTGAAGCACAAAAGGCGCAGATTGATGATAATGTCCGTGAGTATACAAAGGCAGTAGGCGATAAGGAACTCGCTGAAAAGAAAGCTCAAGCAGAGCGCTTAAAAGTGGCGTCTGATACTGAGCAGAAAATCAGAGAGTTAGCCTACACTCAAACAAGTGAAAATATTGACCACTTAACTAATATGGTTACATTAGGCCGATTGTCTCGCAGTGATGCGGACGCGCTACTTGCTGAAGAGTTAAAGACCTATATTGACTATGCACGGAGTGAAGTTAATGAGGCCCAGTTAACGGCTACGCAAAGGCTGCAGATTGAAAAGAACCTATTAGAGTCTCAACAAAAACTATGGGAACTCGCAGGTCGCAGTCTTAAAACAAGCCTACAAGAAGCTGCTCGACAATATAAGCAAGAGACTACCAATTATGCTGATTTAGCGAAGTCTACTTTTGATAGTACGATGAGCTCTATCAACTCGACATGGACAAATAATCTCGAAGCCATGGCAACAGGAACGAAGTCATTCAGTAAAGGCATTAAGGACATATTTAAGGATATGACGAATGCCATTATTAAGATGATGATTCAGTTGACGTTCCAACAATATGTTATGCCTAAGTTACAAGGATTATTTGGCGGCGCCGTTAGTGGTATTGGTTCACTAGGTGCTGCAAAAGGGACATCGTCCTTTGCTGGTGGTGGTTCGTTTAGTTCTGCATTTACAGGCAATCGATTTGCCGCCGGAGGAAAAACGAACCCAGGGCTTATGTTGGTTGGTGAAAACGGACCAGAACTATTACAGTCCTCTGGATCCCATCGTATTTATACAGCTAGCGAAACTCGTAGATTGGTAGGTGGCGCTACAAGCAACAATGTAGTTGTTAATATCATCAATCAGTCTGGCCAAGAGCTCGAAAGCAAGCAACAGAACTCTCGGTTTGATGGCGAAAATTACATCATCGATGTAATGGTCCGTGCAGCTAACACAAATAAAGGAGGTGTGCGAGACGCCATTAGGGCGGCCGCAACTTAATTATGGCTACATTTCCAGAAATACGATATCCAATATATCCAATCCAGGAAACTACGCCGGATGTAACTTATAAAGGCCAAGTCGAGAATATGACGTTAATTACTCGCAAGAAAACAACTAAAACCCTACGGACATACTCCGTGGGGTACAAGTTGCCTACTGCTGAGTATCAACGATTGAAGGCATTCTTCGATGAGGTCAACTGCTCCGGTATTTTTGATTGGGTACATCCTGAAACTCGTGAAACTCTTCATGTAAGATTCTCCGACCAGTTAGACTTTGCAGCGAATGACTACGGTGTTTGGACTGGTACTGTTAAATTACAGGAGGCTTGATATGTTACCATTATCAACCGCATCAATGATTGAGAAAAACCAAATATCGGCCACAGGCGTGTGGCTTATGTTGCTAGATATCACGTACAACAAAGAGACGGTTCGACTTGTCAATAATACGGAAAATATCCAATTCAAGGGGAATACGTATATAGCCTTTCCTTTCCATTTAGCAGATGTCAATAAGAACCAAACAGACCTACCAAATGTGAAATTATCCGTGTCGAATGTAACTCGGACTATCCAGCGAATGTCTGAAAGTAACAAAGGCTTCACTGGAGCGGACGTCATTATTCGAATTGTAAATACATCAATCCCCGATGTGTGCGAATTGGAAGAGCATTTTGTGATTACCGGTGCGCAGGCTAATGCTGAATGGATGGAGTTTACTCTTGGGACAGACTTCAGCTTTAATCGTCGATTTCCGCTGATCCGCGTTATGAAAGATTTTTGTCCTTTCAAATTCAAAGGTGTTCAATGCGGATATAAGGGCGATGCTGGTGAATGTAATAAGACACTAGCACGATGCCGAGAACTAGGCAATAGTACAAGGTTCGGCGGAGAACCCACTATTCCGCAAGGGGGGCTTTATGCATCCAACAAATGATTTTACTGATTTGCTCGGCACACCTTTTGAACAGATGAAATGCTGGGAATTGGTGGCCGAGGTATATCGGCGCTCTGGTATCGAACTTCCCAATTATACCGACGTACAGATGGGCGATTGGCAAGAAATTCGTGAGCCAGGCGAAATGAACGTTCTTGTATTTGCGCTATACGGTAAGGAACTTGATCATGTAGGGGTTTATATAGGGGCAGGAAATTTCATTCATGCAACGCAGAAATCAGGAGTGTGTATCGAACACATCTCAAAATACGTGCCTCGGTTAAGGCATATATATAGGTGGAAAGGAGACACGAATGGTTAATGTAATCATCGTCAAGAATCCGTTTAAACCGGAACAACATGAAACTCAATATATGCCTTTCAAGAAAGGCAAGCCGGTAAGTTACTACCATAAGGCCCAAGGTGAATGGGTGTATTCGATTAACGGGCATGAAGTAACTATCGATACGATTGTTAATGATGATGACTATATCGTGGCTATGCCTAAAATTGAAGGTAAGTTCTTTGGTGTATTACTATCAATCGGTATGGCCGTATTTACAGGCGGTATAGCTTCCGGCGCTATATTCGGCATTCAAAGTTTAATCTGGAGAACAGTTCTATCAATGGCGGTAGGTATGATTGGGAACGCTGTTATATCTAAATTGACAGCCCCTAAAGTTGATCGGTCTAATTCTGAGCAGTCTACCACTTATGGATGGGGTGGCACTAAGACTGTAACCGGACAAGGTTATCCACTCGCAGTAACATACGGACGCATGAAGTCCGCAGGTATGCTATTATCTCGTCACGTAATCAGTGATGGGGATAAGCAGTATCTTAACTTGCTATATTGTGCCGGTGAGGGCGAGCTATCTAAGATTGAGGATATCCGTATCAACTCTAATCCGATTTCTAATTATAAAGATGTGCAAGTCGATATTCGTCTAGGTACGAATGATCAGACTGTTATTCCTAACTTTAACGATAACTTTGCGGACCAAGGTTTAAACTATGAACTCAAAAGCGACTGGAGCGTACAACAAGTGCAGGGCGACGCTTGCGATGCCATTGAGCTAACAATCGGATTCCCTAACGGGTTGTATTACTCTAACGATAGTGGTGGCATGGATAAAACCTCCGTTACTGTTGATGCTGAAATTCGTAAGGTAGGTACACAGGAGTGGCAGTCGTTACCTTTATCTAATAATAAAGGTCTATCTGGACATGTTAAGAAGAAACCGAAACAATGGTTTTTCATCGATAAATCTAATCGAGATATAGCTAATTCAAATTATGCAGGCCATATTTGGGAGGCTACAAACTCCGCATTTTATCGAGTGTTCAGATTTGATAATCTCGAAAAGGCAAAATATGAAGTCCGTATGCGATGTTCTGGTAAGGATGGTACGAGCCTACGGCATGTTAATAAGGTGTATTGGACACAGCTAACTCAGATTATCTATGACGACTTCGTACATCCAGGCAAAGCACTTATAGGGATTAAGGCTTTGGCCACATCTCAATTAAGTGGTTCTGATCCAGACGTGTCCTGGATTCAGGAGCGTAGTAAAGTATGGGTATTCAATCCGTATAATAACCAATACGAAGAAAAGCCGGCCGATAATCCGGCATGGGCGGCGTACGACCTCTTGCACATATGCCGTAAGATTGGCGGTGAGTATGTGATATTTGGTCAGCCGTACGGCCGTATCGATTATGACGCTTTTAATGCCTGGGCCGAAAAGTGTACATTAAATAAATTCACATTTAACTACATCTATGATTCAGCTACTCGGCTATGGGATGCTCTCAAATATCCTGAAACAGTAGGACGCGGCAAGGTCATTCCTGCAGGAACACGATTTACTTGTGTAAGTGATTATCAATCCTCTCCGGTACAACTGTTTACCGTGGCCAACATTAAATATGGTAGCTTTACGGAAGAGTTCCAGGGCGTAGAGGCTCGGGCTAATTCGATTGAGCTATCCTTTATTAACAAGGATAAGGATTATGAACGTGATGTGATTCCGGTGTACGGTGATACATACGATGAATCTAACTCACTTACCAACCCTGCCCAAATCGAGCTCATGGGATGTACTAGCCTGGAACAGGCTTATCGACACGGTAAGCATTATCTTAGATGTAATAAGTATGAAGTACGTACGGTAACGTTTGAGGCTTTCACAGATGCAATCGCTTGTACGGTAGGCGATATTATCCTCGTGCAGCATGACGTTCCTGAATGGGGCGAAGGTGGCCGAGTGGTTGCCGTTAACGGTCAATCAATTACTCTTGATAAGGAAGTTACAACGCAACCAGGTAAGCAGTACCAGTTATTGGTGCGTAATAATACAACTGATGCGGTAACGACCTACAACGTAGCTAATGTGTCCGGTGCAAATGTTATTGTTCAAGAAAATATACCAGTGCAAAAGGATTGTATATATGCGTTCGGCGAGATATCAAAAGCAGCCAAACCGTTTAGAGTCCTCGCCATTACTGAAGGTCATTCTGAAATGACACGTAAAATCCAATGCATGGAGTATTACCCAGAATTGTACGCTGCAGATGATGGACATATCCCAAGTATCAATTATGCTAATCACGGCGCAGCTGATATCCAGGATATCGGACTCGTGAGTGATGTGTACGGTGCAAATGGTATTATGTATTCTCGCATTGCCGTAACATGGCAGCTACCACGTGATGGCAAAGTGACAAACGTAGTCGTGAATTTCCGAAATACGAAAAGCGATACCTGGACGTATGTGGGGAACTTCCCCTCCTCTGCTAATGGAACTGCAATAACAGATGTATTGTTAGGTGCGAATTACGAGGTGCGTGTTCAAGCTATTAACGATTTAGGGCAGCTTACTACAGGCGTTACGAAATTAATTAACATACCTAAAATGCAAGCTCCTGAGGATGTGCAAAATTTGCACGTACTCAGCCGATACAATCAGACTGCAGATAAGAGTGTGTACTATGATTTGCAAGTACTATTTGACTCGCCTGCTAATCCAGCTAACTTCGATGTAGCTGAAGTATGGTATATGCTAACCGCTAAAAGTGGAAAGCCGATAACTGGCCAAGAATGGCAGTATGCGGGAAGTAGTACGAGCCAAGTGATCATTAAGGCATTAGGCCCGGGTGAGACATATCGAATTAAAGCTGTATCCGTTGACCGATTTGGCAATCGGGCGGAAACTGCTCAAATGGTAGATGTAGAAGTCAAACCTATGGACGCTATTCCTGATATGCCTAAGATCTTCACGATGTCCTTTGACCGTGAGGCAAAGGCGAAATGGAGCGAAGTTCTTAATGCGGATGTAGATTATTACGAACTCCGTACTGACAATAATCCAGGCAATGACTCTACGGCATTATTGGCAAGGGTAAAGGGTACTACTGCAACGCTCACGTTAACTAAACGTGCAGATACAGTATATCTATTTGCTAAAAGTACACTCGGTAAGTATTCAACACCGGCACGGTATGATTACAACTTGCCACAACTCGATAAACCTGAAGTAGTGGCCAAGAGTACGATCAATGGCATTAATCTATACTTCTCGGCTAAGCCTGCGCAGGCCTATGCTATTCGATGCCACGTTGTAGGTGATACCAGGACAGATGATTTGGAAACAACAAGCACCATGCTTACCTATTCTAATGAACCTGGTATTTACACAGTACGATGTGCGTTCGTCGATGTGTTTGGGGAAGGTAAACTCGATGAGCAAATGGTGACAATTAAAGCTACCATTCCAAAGGAAATGCTAGATAGAGAGTCGCTAGGGTTAGCCGAGTTTGATAAACGTGTTAACGAACTCAGTGCAGAGTTCAATAAAGTCTCTCACGAATACAGTACAAAAGTCGAAAATCTACGAGAAGATGTAGAAACTCGTATAACTCAACTCGATAATGGTATCGACCTTAAAGTTACAAAAGGTCTCAAAGCATTAGATGGGAATGCTATTCTATCAAGAATAAACCTTTATGAAGGCGGCGTTAAGATTGATGGTAAATTAATTCATATTACTGGTGATACTCTCATAGATGGGAATATCATCACGAATAAGATGCTGCAAGCCAATTCCGTAGATGCTACAAAAATAAAGGTTGATAGCTTATCTGCCTTATCTGCATATATCGGTGGCACACTCCGAGGCGGTAAGTTAATTGGCACTGAAATCCAAAACGAATCAGGCACCTTTAAAGTAGATGCACAAGGTAATATTTATGGGGTAAATATTACGGGGTCCCGAATTGATGCCAATAGTGTCTACGCCGAAGGTCAACAATTAAAGCCCGTGTATGTAAAACGCCTAGATGTCAGCAGTGGCGATAAGATTGAATTACCGGCAGGATATTCGTGGGATAAGACGCTGATTTTCTTGCGATGGATTTCCGGCGCTATGGACAACGATTATTATGCATTCTCCGGGCAAAATATGGGACAAAATGAAGTTGACGCCATCCAACGCATAGCGCAAGAGCGTTTTAAAATCACACTAAACATGAGAGCTGGTTGGGGCATGAATGGGTTTGGCAACGATCTGGTGCAAGATAATGTTAGTGGAGCGAACGAGGATATAGCTAGTAAGAATGGCGGACGATTCATATCGTTCAATCAAGGCCGTCCAGTATATGGTGTCGTGCAGTATTCAAGTGTATCAGGCGAACGTCCACCTGTATTTAGTGTCAGCATAAGTCAAAGTAACAGTTCTCATTATAAGGGAAATCCAACAACGTTATTTGCTTTAGGTGTAACCGAAAAAGGTTATTTCTATTATGGTAAGATGTCCGCTCGTCAAGGTGGTTGGGGCCGTGCAGGTATTACAATAATGTCGTTCTGGTAATGAGGAGGTGCATATATGAAGGAATACGATTTTGACCTACACGTGGGTCAAGACTACGGACTGACTTACATTATCGAAGGTGGTGAGTCCTATGATGGGTACACCGCCATCATGAAAGTTAGGCGAAAGCCTGACACAAATGAGGTATTGTCCATAAACGGCGTAATTGAGGAGGACCGTATCACATTCCGTATTAACGGAAATGACACAGTTAGTAAGGTAGATGCTAAAGGCGTCCACCAATATGATGCGTTCATTTATAATGATGAACACAGCTTAAAATTAGGGTTCGGCGAAGTTAATATCATTCAAGATATTGCACGCCATTAATGAAAGGGGATTATATCATGGCAGAGGAATTAAACGTTAATGTAACAGGATTTAATTTACCACCACTCAAAGTAGAGGGGACATTTACTGTGCCCGCTATTAATATATTAGGTCAAAATGGTAAAAGTGCATATGAAATATGGTTAGAAGCAGGAAATACTGGAACAAAAGACGACTTCCTTAACTCCTTAAAAGGCACTAATGATAGCCCAGGGTTGCCTGGTAAAGACGCAACAGTTGATGGTGCTTATGAAATGCTTTTAGGTCTAAATGTATATTGCGAAAACGCAACTCCTAATGAAGTATTAAAAGGTCTTATTCGTGGTTTAGGCGATGTCATTAAAAAGCAACCTAAGCCATTTAACTTCAAACGACCTACACAAGGGCAAACCTATATCAGTGTATCTGGTACACCATACTTCAGAGTAGCATTACTTGGTCGAGGATTTGCGGCAGCAGTTAGTCTTGGTGAAAATGGCGTTGCGCAAATTCCATTGGATGAACCATTCAATACTAAGGATGTTGAGTTAGAATACTTTAACATGCTCGGTAGCATCGTTGGGACGTATCGCGTATCTGGCTATGCATCAGGTGAAGTTACAGGGCCTGACTTTGGGGCATTTATTAAAGATGTTCCGCTAACCTCTTCTGTATATGGTGTTACTGTTGTAGGCACTGGTAAAGTGTATGAAAAAGGGGTTAAAGTTATTCCGACTACTTTAGAATCAACTAACAAGTTCAGCTTAGAGGATATGTTCAAAAGCATGATAGAAATAGTTTGTGAATATAAAAAAGTTGAATTTGTAGAACTTGATTTAACACAATTACCAAACAATTCTGCTAAAGGTGGTAACTTCCCAGAAAAGTGCAATAAGCTATATGAATTAGTGAATTATGGGAACAATACCATTGTTAAGGTGAATCGCGGACAGGTAATTACCGTGTCTGAGGATCCTATGACGCAAAATCAAACAGGTGTAGCTACATCTATCAAGTTTACTGGTGTATCCAATAAGAAAATCCAATTCAACGGCTCGGAACTCATCACTATGGAACAAGATGCTAAATACGAATATGTATTTGCTACCGATACGATTAATAAAGTAGGTTAAGTTCCTATAGGATGAGAAAGGAGTTAATGAATGGACGAAATCAGAATACTTCTGATGGAGGTAGGAATACCCCCCTACTTTGCGGATATTGGATTCTGGGTGACCCTCTTGGGGGTCATCTGGGCCGCACTTCGAGGGTCATTTAGGGCGATGGTGTGGTTTTTGGAACATACCTCGTTAGTCGCAGTTAAGCAAGAATTAGATGACCATTTGGCTCGACGTATGGACAAACAACGTAAGGATTATGACGATAAGTTATCTGATGCTATCAACAGTATCGCTGATTTAACAAAAAGCAACCAGGAAATACTAAAGCAGTTGGTCAAGCTGGAAGAACGAGATGCAGCGAAATTTCACCGGCTTAATAACCTCGAAAACACAGTTCAGAGCCTGAGTACTGAATTGATGCATATCCAAGTTCTAAATAATATGCCGATAGGAAGAAGTATCACACTTAACACGGACGATATAGGAGGTGACTGATAATGAAATATCAAATCATGAACCGTCTGAAATCCGCATATGGTGCTGTTCGTGTTGCTAATATCCATCCTACAGGGGTGCTAGCAACACGGATTTTAGTACTTGTTATGCTAATTCCTATTTGGCTAGTCATAACAGAGTATGTTATGGCATTTGCTAGGGGTTATGTATCAAGTGAAACTAATAAGCTGATTGATGTTGGGCTCAATATTATTGACCACATATTCATTCCTAGTGTATTGACCGCCGTAGTAGGCTTCCTAGGACTTTGGTTGGATAGAAATAATAATGGGGTCCCTGATAAATTAGAAGGAGGTAGTAGTAATGACGAAAATATTTATAAATCCAGGTCATGATATTGACCTGGATAGCGGAGCAGTAAATCCTAACACAGGACGTCGTGAATGCGACGTTGCTCGTGATGCGGGTAAGTTATTAGCTTGTTATTTACAAACGGCAGGATGCGAAGTGCGCACCCTACAAAATGATGACTTAGGTCTTGTGTGTGCTGAATCCAATGAATGGGGCGCAGATATATTTGTATCACTCCACTGTAACGCATTCAATACGCAGGCACGTGGCACTGAAACATTATTTAAGTCCTTTAACGGGCAACGCTTAGCGAATGACATTCAAAGTCAAATTATTCGGAGCATCGATACCGTAGATCGCGGCGTGAAAGAACGGCAAGATTTATGGGTATTAAACGGCACGGATGCAACAGCCGTGTTAGTTGAAATGGCATTCATTGATAATGATGAAGACCTCGCGCTACTTAATAATGATTTAGATAGCATAGTACGTGCTATCGCAAGGGGAATTACAGACTTCATAGGAGGGGAATAATGTATGACAAAATCAAAGTATTACTTAATCACCCTACTTACCGCTATATTATTATCGGTGGTATTGGGTTCATCCTCATCCTTTGCCTCGGATACATTTTCCACCAACCTAGCGGAAGCAACAATCACGATTCCCTTAACACAGTGGAACGAATTGAAAAGCAACAACGAGAAAGCCTTGAACTTAATAGAAGCGTCCAACGTTCCATTGACAGAAGCGCAGACTATAGCCGTGAAGCAGCGACAAGAATTGAACGAAGCTCACAATACAATCAACAAATTGGAGAACGAATTAACGCAAGCCAAACTTCAATCAATGAAGCAAGAAATTGTCTTGTCAGAAATGCAGAACTCTTTGACAGAGTTGAAAGGGCAAATCGACAACGACAAGAGAACAATCAAACGCTTACGAATGCAACGCAACCTATCCCAAATACTGGGAGCGGGCGCGACAATCGGAGTAGTAATTCATCGATGATTGAGAGGTGATCCAAGCATCTCCTGAGCATGAGCAGGCGGACTCATGGATTGACTATAATAATGTAAAAGACCTTACTGGGAATATGTCCTGGTAAGGTCTTTTTTTGTGTAAAAAATTAAAAAAAGTACTTGCAAATACATCGTATTCGATGTATAATAAAGACAAAGATAAGGGAGTTATTAAAAGGAGTACCTATC